TTATCCGTATCGTCGCAGAAAATGGTGATAATTTAATTGTTGATTGTAACCCTTTCCCGATACCTGTACCACCGGTTAATTATCCTACACCAACCCCCACAGCAACGACACCTTAACAATATTTGGTTAATCTCAACTATTTATTAAAATAAAAAAATATTTAAATTTTTAATATGGAAAACAATCAAAATAATGATTTAACAGTTTGGCAAAGGTTATCCAAAGCATTTGGCCCAAATTCGTTATTGAACCAAGATTATCCCGTATATAAGTTAGATAAAAAGGATTTATTAAAAACCACATCTAAAGCCGAATACGAGAGAGAAAAATTACAGGCACAACAAACTTATTATCTAGCCAATCAATGGACTAAAATTGAGAGTAATTTATATACTCAAGCGGTAGATTATGAACCAACTCGTTTAGCTTCATTTTACGACTATGAGTCTATGGAATATACTCCTGAAATTTCAGCCGCGTTAGACATCTATGGTGAAGAATCAACTACTGTTGACCAAAATGGTTACATGTTACAAATCTATTCAGAATCTAAAAGGGTTAAAAGTTTATTAACAGATTTATTTAATAATGTTTTAGACTTAAATACTAATTTACCTATGTGGACAAGGAATACTTGTAAATATGGTGATAACTTTGTGTATCTAAAATTAGATGCGGAAAAAGGTATTGTTGGGTGTATGCAATTACCAAACATTGAAATTGAACGTTTGGAAAGAGGTATGGCCGCAAAATCGGCAAATGTTGAAGAACCGGCAGAAAGTAAAGGATTACGTTTCAAATGGAAAATTAAAGACATGGAATTTAATTCATGGGAGATTGCTCACTTTAGATTATTGGGTGATGATAGAAAACTTCCTTATGGAACTTCTATGTTGGAAAAGGCAAGACGTATTTGGAAACAATTATTACTTTCAGAAGATGCGATGTTAATCTATAGAACTTCAAGAGCACCTGAAAGACGTGTATTTAAAGTTTATGTTGGTAATATGGATGATAAAGATGTTGAACCATATGTACAACGTGTCGCCAATAAATTTAAAAGAAGTCAAGTGGTTGATTCTCAAACAGGTAATGTTGATATGAGATTTAATCAAATGGCGGTCGACCAAGATTACTTTATTCCTGTTCGTGACCCTGCAGCACCAAATCCAATTGATACATTACCGGGAGCTCAAAATTTAGCAGAGATTGCTGATATTGAATATATCCAAAAGAAATTGTTAACAGCACTTCGTGTACCTAAAGCGTTTTTAGGATTTGAGGAAGTCACTGGTGATGGTAAAAACTTATCTTTAATGGATATTCGTTTTGCAAGAACAATCAATAGAATTCAAAAATCTATGATTGCAGAATTAAATAAAATTGCAATCATTCATTTATTCTTATTAGGATTTGAGGATGAATTATCAAACTTTACTTTAGCACTTACAAACCCATCATCTCAAGCTGACTTATTAAAAATTGATATTTGGAAAGAGAAAATTTTATTGTATAAAGACGCTGTTGCCGCTATTGAAGGTATTGCTCCGGTATCTGTTACATGGGCTAAGAAACACGTATTAGGATTCTCTGACGAAGAAATTAAATTAGATTTACAACAACAACGTATTGAAAAAGCGGTTGGTGCTGAATTAACTAATACCGCAACAATTATTACTCATACGGGTGTGTTTGACACTATTGATAAATTATACGCAAGTAAATCCGGAACAACTGCCGTTGCAGGAGCGGCTCCTGCCCCACCACCTGGTGGAGGAGGTGGAGGTGGTCTTGAATCTGATTTAGGTGGGGGACTTGAACCTGATTTAGGTGGAGCACCTGAACCGGGAGGAGCACCTGAACCGGGAGGACCACCACCAGGAGGTGAAGATGAACTAACACCTGAATCCGTTAAACGAGAAAATCTGAATATATTATTGGAAAGTGGTAACCTAACAGAGGATGATTCTTATATTGATTTATCTAGAGCAAGAAATTCTTTAGGCGATATTGAGAAAGAATTGAATAAAATCTTAAATGATTGATATTTATAATTAAAAACGAAAATGACAAAGTTTGGAATATTAAAATCGAAGATAGAAAACGTATTACTTGAATCGTATAAAAACGATACATTTAAAGACGAATTAAAAACATTTAAAAAACTTGTATTAGAGAATAAAAATGTTAGTAAGATTTTCTATATGTACGACGAGTTAAGCTCTAAAAAGGGATTAAGCGAATCGTATTCAAGAGAATACATACACGAATGTATTACTCTATATGAAAATGCGGTGAATAAAATTGTACCATCTCATTTACAAAAACTAAATATGTGGGTTAAAAATGTAAAATCAAATAACTCATACGAAAATATTGACGACTTATTTTCAACAGACGTTTTAACAATTGAATCAAGAATTAAAAGTAAAAATTTAATTATTGAGAATTTAAGAAAAATTCCGGTTGTTGAGAATAAAGGAATTGAATTACCATTATCAACTATGGTAAGTGTGGCAAACAAAACTATTAAAAATTATATTGATGGTTTAAATGAATCAGATAAAAAAGAAATTATTAAATTGTTATCTGAAGATGATAAAGAGTTAAATGTAAAATTTGATACTCTTAAAGAAAATGTAGTTACAAAATTAAACGCAATGAAAGATTCATCTGAAGATAATTCAGTGAAAGGTAGAATTGATGAAACACTTACAAAAGTGGTATCAGAGAAGTACGACAAACTAACTTATTTTAAACTTAAAAGTTTAAACGAAAATCTTTAATCGTTATCCGAATAATATTTTAATTGAACGTGTTTAGCCTTCGCTAACACGTTTCTTTTTTTTACGGAAGGTTTGATAAATTCTTTTCGTTTATTAAGTTCGGAACTTTGACGTGTCTTGATAACTTTACTTTTATAGAGTTTCAGTGCTTTCTCTATTGACGTATTTTTATCTAATTTAACTATTAACATATAATACATATATATCAAATTAAAGGAAAATTTGACCTAACACCTATTTTTACTTATATTTTTTAAAAATAAAAGAGAAAATATGAAAATTAATGAAAAAGGGGAAAACCTCTCAACTTCAAGGTTTCAAAACCGCGAAAGTTATTTATGGAACAGTTGATTCCGTAAATTTAAAATCACTTTACTTAAACATACAAACATGGGTAGAACCATATTATGAATGTGAAAACTGGTCCAGAACAGTTTTAAACTTAAGTCGAAGTGTAAAACACTCCGTCTACGAGTCTTTAAATAATAAAATTTTTGATTCAAAATTTATTGTTGACCTTGATTTAAGGTCAAGCGGACTAAATTTAAATAAAAAATCATTTATGAATATTGAAGTTAATTTCTTTGTCACAGAAGAAAACCTCGATTTTAAATCAAAACAAATTAAAGATTCATTAATAAAAATAACAAACCAAATCTTTATCGACAACTTTCATGAGAATAATTATTTTAAGTTTTATCTAACTAAAAAAGTCAAATACGTTGACGATATGTTACAAATTGAAAATGTTTAATATTTATAAATAAAACATTTAATAATGAATTTAAAAATATTACAACCGAACGAATCAGGAAAAGGTATATTAGTTGAATACGATGCGGGGTATATTAACCCAAAAGACAATCGTAACGAAACTTTAATAAGAGAATCAAACGAAATGCTTGACCACTCAAAACCATTTGAATTTTACGCTGTATTACAAAAATATGATACCCCAAATAGAAATGGTAGATTATACCCTGAACGAATATTAAAAAGAGAAGCGGAAAATTATAAGAAAATGATTAAAAAGGGTACCGCCCTATCCGAGTTAAATCACCCGGAATCATCTCTTATTGATTTAGATAGAGTATCTCACGCAATCACCGAAGTATGGTGGGAAGGTAATGTCCTTATGGGAAAGATTAAATTATTGACATCACCTGGATACCATGAAAGTGGAATTTGTTCAACCAAAGGTGATTTAGCTGCTAACTATTTAAGACAAGGAGTTACGTTAGGTATATCTTCAAGAGGTGTAGGGTCTCTTAAAAAAATTGGGGAACAAAACGAAGTACAAGACGATTTTGAATTAATCTGTTTTGATTTAGTATCATCACCTTCAACTCCGGGAGCTTACCTATTTTTAAATAAAGAAGATAAAAATCTTTATGATGAGAACTTGGAAGAAGAGAAAAAAATGAGTATTGAAAGACATGTTGGTGATTCAGGTAATAAATCACTTGACTTAATGAAAAAATTAAACGATTATTTAGGATATTAAACTAAATAAAAAAAAATTATGGACGAAAAGTATTTCATTGCAAAAATTACATTAGACTCAGTTGATGAGGCATCAGGAAAGATTAAAAAATTAAGAGAAGAAAAATTAGTGAGTGGTTATAACCCAACTGATGTAGAGGCGAAAGTTACGAAAGTTTTTGAACACTACACTATGGAATGGAGAATCACAGCAATTGTTGAAAGTAAAATTGATGAAGTGATAGAATAAGAATTTATATTCAATAATTAATTAAGGAGACAGAAATGTCTCCTTTTTTTATGCTTTTATTTTTTTTGTAATATTTATTATTATAAAAAACTCATTATCAAATTAGCAAAAATAATGCTTTTTTGATAATGGGAGATATTTATATATTAAAATAACTTAAACACAAATGGCAAAAGAAAAATCTTTAGTTGAAGAAGCTATCATCCAAATGAAAAATTTGGAAGAGGCGGTAGCGGAAAATGCAAAAGGAATACTTGCTTCGACAATGTCGCAAGAAATCAAAGAACTAGTAAAAGAATCTCTTACAGAACAAGATGATGAGGAGATTGACACTGAGGTTGACATGGATGACATGGATATGGATACAGATATGGACGATACAGAAATGGACGACGTAGATGTTGATATGGATATGGAAGATGACATGGATACCGATAATATGGATATGGATATGGATGATGAAGACACCATAGACCTTACTGACGTAGAAGATGATGAAGAAATCTTACGTGTATTCCAATTGATGGGACCTGAAGATAATATTGTTGTTACTAAAGATGATTCTGGTAACATCAGTTTAAAAGACGAAGAGAACAACAAAGAATATATGATTGTTGGTGAAGGTGAAGATGAATTAGAAATGTTCGAAGAATTTGACGACGAAGAAGAAGATATGGACTTCGATGACGAAGAAGAGGACATGGATTCTGAAGGTATCGAAGATATTATCTCTAGAGTATTTGATAATGACGACGAAGATTCTGAATTTGGAGAAAGTGATGAAATGATGTTTGACGAAGAAGAAGATATGGACGATGAAGAAATCGTTTATGAAATTTCTTTTGATGACGAAGATGATTCAGAGTTAGAAGAGCAAGACGACATGGACATGGAAATAGAAGAACAAGACGATATGGATATGGATGATGACACAATGATGGAATCTAAAATGTCTGTAAAACCAAAAGGAACCGGAATGGGTAATCCTAGTAAATTTAAATATGATGCAAAACCAAACCAAAATGGTGGATTTAAAACTGTGAAAAAATCAGTTAATCCAACAATGGGAACAGGTAAAGCTAAATTTGAATATAAAGAAGGTGAAAATCTTGAAGGAAAAATGAAATCTGTTAAAAAAACAGAAACAAAAGAGCAAACAACTAAAATTGCTAATACAACTAAAAAAGTTGAACCTAAAGAGGCTTCTCGTACATTAGGTAATGGAAGTAATTTCAGAAGAGGTGGGTTACCAAAACCAAGAGCTCACTCATCTTTTAATACCGCAATTAAAGAGAACCAAAACACAAGTGAATTAAAAGTTTTAAGAGAAAAGAATGAAGAATACAGAAAAGCTCTTAACGTATTTAGAAATAAATTGAATGAGGTTGCAGTGTTTAATTCAAACTTAGCTTACGCTACTCGTTTGTTCACAGAACATTCAACATCAAAACAAGAAAAAATAAATATCTTAAGAAGATTTGACGGTGTTGAAAACATTAAAGAATCTAAAAACTTATACAAAGTCATTAAAGATGAACTTACAGGGACTGCATCTCAACCTATGAATGAATCATTAGAAAGAACAATTGCTAAAGCACCTTCAACAGGGTCGGCAGTTAACTTAATTGAATCTAAAACATATGAGAATCCACAGTTCTTGAGAATGAAAGATTTAATGTCAAAATTAAAATAAAAATAAACTAAAAAATTAATAAAAACCAAAAAAATGGGAGCATTATTAGAATCAGGTCTAGTTGGTAACATCGGGTTAAAACACCTTAAAGTTATTAAAGAGGACACAATTAATAAATGGGACAAATTAGGATTTCTAGAAGGTCTTAAAGGTCACTTAAGAGAAAACGTAGCTCAATTATATGAGAACCAAGCGTCTTTCTTAATAAACGAAGCAACTTCTGACGGGTCTTCAGGTTCATTTGAAACTGTTGTATTCCCTATCGTAAGAAGAGTATTCTCTAAATTATTAGCGAATGACATCGTTTCTGTACAAGCTATGAACTTACCAATCGGTAAATTATTCTACTTTGTACCAAAAATCCAAGGATATAAAGATGGTATTGACGGTCAATATTCAGGACAACACTACGCTCCAGTAGGTGCTCCGGGTAACTACAATGATGGTACAATGCCGGCACCGGGTGCTGGTGGTAATCCAAATGCAGGATATACTACAGGTACAGGGACTTACAACCCAGTATACGAAAAAAATCTTTATGATTTATTCTATGAAGGTAACGAACCAAGTTTAGACCCTCCAGGATTATTCGATTACTCTAAAGGTCGTTGGTCAGCAATCACTGCTACTACAACTATCCAAAAATGGACAGGTGGAGTTTTAGTTGACGCTACTATTTCTGGAACAACTGACGGAGCTACAGTAATTGCTTCAGGTAACACAAGAAAAGTTATCGTTAAAATGTGTGGTTTTGCTGACACAGGTGCTGGTAAATTAATCGGTCCTGATGGTAACGAAATGGATACAGAATCTTTCTTATCTGATTTAATTATCTATACAGGTGCTGGTTTAACAGTTGCTGCAGGTTCTCCATGTACAGTTTCAACAGGAGCATTATTGTTCAGAGTTGTAACTCAAATCTATGGTAGAGGTATTGTAAAATATGGTAACACAACACAAACTTACTTCCCAAGTGGTAACCCAGCAGGTACTGCATCTAATACAGGTAACGGTGGTTCATTCAAAAATGTATGTGACGCTGATGGTTGTATTTGGTTAGAAGTAGATTTATCTTGTCCAGTATGTGCTGATTGCGATTCTACATCATTAGATGGTTACACAGGAACTACAATTTCTCAAGGTTTACCAACTACTTCATTCGCAGCGGCTTTCAGACGTTACGAAGAGTTAGAATTTGAAGATAAAATCGGTGAGGTTTCTTTCGATTTAGATTCAGTTACTGTATCTGTTACAGAA